ACCCTGGGGCACCCAGGCAAACTCGGCCCCGTCCCGCAGGGCGTTTTTCAGGGTCGTGTCGGCTCCGGCGCGCTTGACTAAGCGGCTTACTCCCTGCTGCATCTGGGGCTGGCTGGCTTTGGTGGCCTGCACCATCCGGGCTACCTCGCCATAGCTTGCCGGCTGGGCAGGCTCGGCGGCAGGCACCCCGGCTTTGGCCGCAGCGGCCAGGGCATCATACATCTGGCAGGCCAGCTCGGCGCTGCCCTCGCCGTACTTTGTCACCAGCGCGTAGGCGTAGGCAATTAGTGCGTCGGTGTCCCTGGTACCGTGGGCGGCTATGTAGTCAGCCATCAGCTGCCCGGCCCTCTGGTTCAGCCGGGCCAGGCGGGCCACATACTCACTCCACGTTTGTGCCGTCAGCTTCATCTTCGACCTCTAACAAAACCTGCTGCCCCCGCACCCGCTGCTCCTGGGCCTTGATGCGCAAAATGTCCGCCTGGTCAAAACCGATCATCTCCAAAAAGGTATCGGTGCTGGCAAACTCCTGCCGTGCCGTGGCAATCTTGATGGCAGCGTCCGCGGTCACGGCTACGCTGGGCATGGCGGGGTTCTT